AACGTTTGACATTGGAATTTCCCTTAACTAATCCAATACTTAAATCTTTGAATGAACGACTCGTGAATACCCATGCCTTTACTGACATCGTGGTATAACTCATCCTTGTGTGCTTTACTCATTCCCGATGGAGCCATCTTATGGAATGATTCTTTATCTCTCGCGGTAACGTGTTTACGCATAGCTGTACCAGAGGCAGATTCAATTCCACCTCCACCTTCAGTACGCTCACCGCCTACAGCCTTGACTTTAATACTTTTAAAGTTGTAGTGACCATGACGACCTTCTTGTCCATTATAACGATGCAACAGATCATGGAATTCTTTTACGCGATCTGATCCGACATGCATAGTTACATGAGTATAACCAGCTTTATGCAGTTTTGACATCTGATGAAGAAGCGTAGGATGCTCTCTTGTCATGGCTTCGACATGTGCGCCCTTGACAGCACGCTTCAGATGCTTAACCTTCTGTTCAGGAGTCAAAGGATTCTTCTTGGCATCATGAGATCCAGTCGTCAAGATCTTATGATCCGCGCCTTCTTTCTTGGCAGCATTCATTACATTCTGTACAACCAGCGCATGCCCAGCGTGGACAGGATTAAATCTTCCTTGTGTAATATGAATGGACTTCATGCTGGTTTACCTCTATTAAAATTGGCTGCCGAGAACTCAGCACGATCAACAAACTTAGTAGGACGATTATGTCTGACTACCACAAAACCTTCAGGCTTTGCTTTCTTTCCATTAATGCTATGATCAAATTCTGAATTGCTAGAAAGTGTATTCGTTAATACATTCTTGGCCTTTTGCAATGCCTTATGTTGATTTAATATGGCTTCAAAATGCGCACGATTGCGTTGAACGTGACCAATTGCAGCTTCCATATCAGCAGTTTTTGTTGCTTTTGCTTTTTCGGTTTTTACACTATCAACCTTCTTCTGTTGCGACTTGATGTAGTGATTCATAAAACCTTCTACATTCGGTCTCGTACCAGTGCGAACAGTATGATTGATGTAAGTCTTGAGTGGAACCTCGTGGCCTTTAATCGCTTCATATGTTTCAGGCTTTGTTTTCTTATTTGCTGCAGCGGCAGCAGACATTGCCCTTATAAATCTCTCTCGTTGTTGAGGAGTGTACGTAATATTATCAAGGCGATGCGCAGTAGAAATTAAATGCACATCTCTATGCAATCCAAACTCGCTCACATCAGCGCCATGTTCGGCTTGCATATCTTCAAGATTATTACCATTATACTTTGTATGAACAGCAACACCGATTTTGGAGTTTAATGCAGCCTGGCCTTGCGCCGAAGCTCTTGCAGCAGAATACGTAATCGTATTCGGAGTAAAGTGTACACGACCGTCAGATTCATGAACATCATCAGGAGTATGCATGATATCGCCTTGGAAAACACCCTTCTTCGGCGTTACTTTCGGAAGATGTTGTAAAGCTGCTTTGAGTTTTGCCACCAAACCCGGAGCATGTCCATGGTTACGCTCGATATCTTCTTCTGTATAGTTGATCTTTGGATTCTTATTGAATGCGGACTTCGATGCCACGAAGAATCGACCAGTTTTAGGATGACGACCAAACACAACAGAAGGTGAGCCATCATACTTCATGGTAACTTTGGTATCGTTCTTTTTACCAGTTAACTTATCATGCACATCTTTGAGATTATGATAGGCATGAGAGAATCCTTCATTGCCAGCATTAATCACGTGATCTTCTGCATGCTCAAGATGCTTGAGTTTGCTTTCGTCCAGCTCTTCAGTAAGGAAATTTTTAAAACTTGTCATCGTACTGTTTTTACCGATCCATCAGGATTTACAAAGAAAGCTTCGAACGTAATATCAGGATATTCTTTCTTCAGTGAAAGAAATGCCTGAAGATTGCTAGGAGCGTCATCAAACAACCGAAGCTTTACATAGTTCTTAGTATTTATATACTTGCGGAAAATGATCTTCTTGGCTTCAGCTGAAGAGTCGATCTTCAGATTACCAGCACGTTCGACATGGATATTATCGATAGGTAGACCATGATCTCTGAATGTCTGAAGGAAGATATCCTTGTTATCGAAGTCAGCTCGTGCTGTACAGATAATCACTCGACTATGAGGATTCTTTTTTGAGTTAGCGAAGATCGCTTTCGTTTTCGCAACCATTCGAGTGATAGGTTTCGATGACTTGCGGAATACCTCTGCGTTAGCAAACTCTCCGAAGTCGTAGGTTTCACCCTTCTTACGCTTGTAAGTGTTGAACTCTTGGTTGTCGAGCATTCGAACAACCTTGCCATCTTTGACAACGGCAACTTTTGCATATGTATGGAACAGCGTCTCATCGATATCGAATATCGTGAGTGTACCTGAACCAACAAACTCTTTAAATCGTTTCTTTATCATGGTTCCACTCTACATTGTTTTCGAAATAATGTACATGCTTAAATGAATTTAGTTGTACTTTTTGGCGCTTTTGCTATCGCAAAAACACCGAGTCTGGCTTTATTAACAAAGAGAGAACCAAACTTGGCGCCACGATCTGATGTGTATCTAGCAAAATATATTGCCGTAAAGTCACCATCTGGTATATCTCCGTTTAAACCTTTATGAACAGAAGTGATTTCGTAGTTGGAACCTTTTTTATTGAGTTTCATATTACCAAGATGGAATTCATCTACGTTATGAATACCTTTTTGGTTTTTGCCAAAGTCTTTGCCATAGATAGCTCTACATACGCCTTCTTTGTCTTTGACAACTCTAGCGATAGATTCCCCATTAGTTAATCCTTCTGGTCTAAACTTTGCCAGATCTTTTACAAATGATACGGCATCTTTATTAGTATGATACCAACTGTCGTCTGAAAGTCCGCCATATTGTTGGAAGTGGCTGGCTTTTGTGCCAGCTTTATGTGAGATCCAAGCTACTTCTTTTCCTGAAATATCTAAGATAGAAAAGTCAGCCTTTGGCGCTCGGCCGCCTGGATTCGGAGTACTGATAATGCCTGCACATTGAACGACTCTGCCTCCAATTTTTAGTTTTATCGAAGGGACTTTACTTTTTTTCAAAATCTCTTCGAGTTCAGATCTAAACAATGTAAGTTCAGCATCTTCGGCAGCAGTACCTGATCCTTCTCCCTTGCCACCCAAATCAGGAGTTTTAAAGAAATCTTTAGGATATGTGACAGTTACCTTTACATTGGTCTCTACGTGCTTACCAGTAAATACCGCTTTAAATCCTTTTCCATTCATCATAGAATAAATGTCTTTTGGATCTACAGTGAGATTGCCGATCTTTTGCTTCTTATCAAGCTTGATAGGACCTTTGACAGTACCGAATGGCAGTTCTTGTTTTATCTTTTCCACAAAGATATTAACACGAGCACCGCCGCGTTTTGTTAAATCATTATGAGCAAGTAATTTATATTGGATTTTCTTTTGCATGATTATATTTATACAACAAAAGAAAACCGCTCCGAGTATCTCTACTGGAGCGGTCGTATTACTTCTATTTATATTATTAGGCTGCGACTGCAAACCATTCCGGAATTGGACGTTTAGTCCATGCCATCTTGAATCGAGCCTGCTTCGTCTGATAGAACTTACGATAAGATCCTACGATATCATTGTAGTCGATACACTCTGGATTAGCCTTCATCGCCAACGGCTGAGGAGTCTTGTAACCGACTGGAATGTTACGAGGAGGACTCATAAGCGCTTCGCGAAGGAGTGTATCAGTGCTATGAACCTTGCCATAGCGATACGTGTACTCGTTACATAAAGCTACAAAGTGGACGTAATGCCAGTTGTAGTTGTTATTACTTTGTGCAGTCCAGATCGTACAAGGGTGGTGCATGTGCACAGCACGATAGAACGTATCTTCGCGTGCATCAGGCAGAGTCCATGCCTTCGACATCGTCTTACCAGACTTTGAAGGGATACGAGTCTCTACGCCGTCGAGCATACGGTGTACAGTCGAGAGCATCTGAGCACTCTCGACAATCATCTTCACTACATGCTTGTCACACTGCAGCTGCGCAGCAACTACAGGATCACTATCAAGAATGAATAGGTTCATGGTATTATACCTGAATTCCCGTGACTTGTTTTAAATATTGTGTTGCAATCTGTGCACTCGTTTCAGTAGCGCCGACGATAACAGTGTCAGAGATTA